ATAGTCAGGCTAGAGCACATACTTTAACTTTATCAGGAACTGCTGCTGATTTAGATGTAGATTTTAGTGATGGTCAAATATTAATAGCTTTTGTTGAGCCAAGAACCGCATATAATGCCTATATGGCTGCAAAAGTAATTTTAGAATATACAGAGGCAGAAACATAATGGATAGAATAGATATTGGAGAAGATATGATAGAAGATAAATTAAAATCTATGAAAGAGCAGCTTGAAATGGTATCAGAAAAAGAAAGAACATTAAGTGATTCTCTTCGACAGATGCAAGAGCTTAAATTGAAGTATCTTGGAGCTATCGAAGTATTAGAACAATTAGAAGAAGATAGCAAAGAATCTGAGGAGAAAGAGAAAAAGTAATTTTCATTAGTTTAATAGTTAATAAGAGTGTATTTTATATTGGCTAAAAATAATAAAAAAAGGATTGTTAAGTATGTCTGGATTTAGAACTCAAAGAACGATAGCTCGTGGTAGAGAGCTGGAGAAACAAAAAGAAATAGGTGCTATTGAAAAAGCTGGTAGCAAGCAAAGTTTATGGAGTACAGTGGGAGGTTCTCTAGGCTCTTTGGCGTTATTAGCATTAATGGGAACTACTGGACCCTTAGGAGTTGGTCTAGTCTCAGGTCTTGGAAGTTTAGGAGGAAGTCTATTGGGCCAAGCTGGAGCTAAAGCAACTGGAGGTGATATAAAGGGTGGAAGATGGACTGCGGGTGAAGCTAGGGATGTAAGAAATAAAATGATTACTGATGCTGTAAGTAGTGCTATTATTGGAGGAGTTACTGCAGGAACAGGAGAAGCCTTAAAAGGAGCTAAGATTGCTAAGGAGGCAGGAGATACAGCTGTTGATACTATTAAAGCCACAGATAAGTTTCAAAATATGAGTGAAGCCGATAAACTTAAGAAGCTTGCTGAAGTAAGACAACAATATAAGTATAATCCATTAAAGCCAGGTCAGACTGGAGTTAGATATGATGAGGCTGGTAATGTAATTGGCAAAATTGAAGTTGGTGATGTTGTAGATGAAGGTAGGTTATATCAAAAAGATCCAGCAGATAGACTTACCCCAAGTGATCTTGTAGATATGTTTAAGAAACAATAAAAGGAAAAGAGTATGTATATAATAAGTAAAATACAAAATTGGACACATAATGGTTATGCAGGTAATTATTTACAAGCAAAAGAGAGTAGAGCTGAAGCAGAATCTGCAGTCTCGACATTTGGAGATTTAGATGTACAGCAGATAGCTCAAATGAGTGATACTGATTTAGACGCATTGTTGGCAACATATGGGGAAACTGGTATTTCAGATGAGTATAGAGATCAATTTATGAGATTTAGTGACACTGAGCAAGGACGGATTGTTGAGGAATTGCAAAAAAGAGCTGGAGGACTCTCTGTTGAAGCTCAATCAAAGGTTTCTGACATTGTAGAACAAGATAGAAGATTAAGAGGAAGTGCAGGATTTGCAGGAACAGGATCTGCTCTTGGAAATATAGGAGGTCAATTACAGAATCTTTTTACTTCAACTGCGTTAAAGAAGTCTGGAGTTCAAACTGATATAGCTAAACAGCGTGGGGATTATGCAGAAAGTCAGCTTACAGCAGCTCAAACAGCATTAGGGTCTCAGATTGCTGAACGAGGTGAAGGAATGTCTACATCAGCAGCAGAGAAAGGGATGTATTATGATTCAGATGGTGTTTTGAGACATGGGGAAGGTGATAAAGCAGGGCAAAGAACTTATTATGGAGGAAACTGGTTTGGTGGTGAAAATTTACAACGAGGTGAAGGTTCATTCCTTCAACCAGCAGCTATCTGTGTAGTGTCTACTGCTTTAAATGATTCTGGGGCTTGGAGTGATAATGAAAAATTGGATGCAGTAAAATGGTGTAGAGATACACATCATGATGGTACTGATAGAGGTAAGACATGGGTGGATGGATATCACACATGGGGTGGATTCTTAGCAAAATGGGTTGAAAAAAGCAATATTGTTCGCTATGTGGTAGATACTACTACTACAGCTTTTATTGACCATACAAGGCGAAATAAGCCGAATTACTTAGGATTCATGATTCATCATGGATGGGTTAATCCTCTTAGTTATGTAATAGGATACTCAAGAAAAAATAAAATTTTAGGAAAATTAGCTACTATTGGTATGGTAGGGATATATAGCATATTGTTCCCTTTGTTTGGGTTAGCGTCTATCCCACATATTATTAAGGAAAAATATGACAAATATAGTAATTAAAGACCATCCTATGGCTGCTTTTGCGAGAGAGCTTCCTGCTCTTTTGCTTAGATATAAATTGCAAGTACAGGAAATGGAGACTCAAGCCAAGATGCTTGATAGGAAAATTGTTGCTGAGCAAGAGTTAAAGAAGGCCGACAGAGAGTATTCTGAAAATTTAATGCATTATAAGGATGCTAAATCAGATATGATTGATGCTAAGAATAATCTCAGAACAACCAATGATTCCCTTATGAAGACAGGTGCTGATATGGATTTAGTAAATGAGTTGTTTAAAACAGAGGGCATCGGTCCTTTACTAGCTTTGTCTAAAATAAAAGCTGGTAATTACGAAGCGAAGGCAGAGGCTTTGGAGAAGAATACTGAGATCTACAAAAGAAAAGATGAGATATTAAAAGATATATTATATGATGAAGTATCTAAAGCTAGTGCAGTATTGACTGGCGGAGATCCTGAATTAGGAAAGGCAGCTGGAGGTGATCCAGAAGTATGGGATGCAGAAGATTTTGGTTATTCCACATATCAAAAAATGTATGACCCAGAGATATTAAATGTATTTAATCAAACAGGACAGGTCCCGCAGCCTTTTACTGAAGAGCAAGCTAGAATATTTAAATCAGAATCATTAAAATCTGATATCGCTAGATCAGTTATAGAGTCAAGGCCAGATTTGATGCGGAAGAATGTAGCTGCATTTAAGGCTGCAGAATTATCAGATATGCTCACGGCAGCTAGAATTGAGAAACTAGGAGTAAAAGATACCTCAGATCTTGCTGAGAAAAAAGCATTAGAAGCAAGTCAGTATATGCAACAAAGACTTACAAATGCTGCAGATGATTCTGGTTATAATCAATATTGGATTAGTTTAGAAGTTGCTCAAAATGCAGATGGTGATTATGATGATGAGTCCGTTTCTTCTCACACTGAAAATGCTAGATTTCTTAAAAATACAATAGCAAAGGAGCTTGCAGAGCTAAGAGGAATGGATTTTGTAGAGAATGAAACTTTTGTTGAATTAATATTTAATGAATATCGTTCTATCCATAAACAAGCAGAAGGTGTATATCAACCTGGCATAGGGTGGAAGTCTCCTCCAGATTTTTCAAAGCTTGAAGAATTAGTTCAAACTGTATATGATAACTATCAAACGAAGTCAGCTGATGCGAAGAAAAGGTTGGATGTATTAGCTAAAAAGTATTTTGGATATACAGGTATGACGTTTGAGGAGTTTGTCAATAAATTTAATTCGCATGTAGATATGAATATTCTCGATGTATTTAAAGATGACTTGGATGATAATAATGCTACTGAAATCTATTTAAATAATATATTGCAGGATGTGGAATGGGATGATAATGAGTAATCCTAAGGATTTTACGCAATTAGAACAAATATTGCTAAGTCCACTTGCAGACTTGAATACTTTTGATGCAAAAAATAAATACATTAATGAAACTGTTTATGTTGTTGGAGGAAAAGAACGTACTGTCAGGGAAATTATTTCAAAGATACCAGAGCTTCAAGGGAAAGTAAATGCAGATATGTTGGCCACTGCTTTACTTGAAGGTAATCCAGAGGACCCAGGATATACATTATCTAAAACTATTTCTGATAAAGATATGTTAGAAACCATAAAATTAGCAAATCTTAATTATGACAGTTTAAAAGAAAGATATTCAGATGTACAGATAGAAGAAATGAAAAAAGAATCTGAAAAAAGATCTGCTGAAATTGAAGAATATCGAGAACGAAAGGCAGACCTAACGTCATCTGTTGAGGCTAGGACACAGGATTTTAGTGAGAGATCTAGATTTTTTGCAGGAGATTATGTTATACCGTGGCTTGAAGAGGTAGATCCAACAGCAGATAGTATAGTAGATCAGTATGACTGGACTTTAAAAAGGGCTAGTGAAGCAGAAGGATTTTTTGGATCAATGTTGGGTAAGATAGGGAATCCATTTGGATTTCCAATAACTAGAGAGATTGGACCTTTGGGTATTCCTGCAGATATTGCAACAGGGGCATTTGTGCCAATGACAAATCTTTTTCTTCAGGGAACACTGGGATGGACAGACTTATTTAGAGATGATGATAATGTTGGTAAAATTGAAATGAGAGATTTAATGTTTGATCCTGAAACAGATACATGGGGACCACCCGCAGAACTTAAAGAGCAACAAGAGAAATTGTCTTTAGTAACTAAGGCATTAGATGAGCTAGAAAATACTAGAACTGAATACGATATATATCATAATTTAAATAAACAAAAAACTGAAAGTCTGAGACAATTAAATAATTCTATCGTAGGGAAACTTGTTCGTGGAGGGTACTCTACTCAAGATGAAATAATAGATATTCTAAGTAAATAGGAATACACATATATGGCAACAAATGAAGAGCTGTTATTAGCTTTACAGCAAATAGAATCAAGTAAAAATTTACAAGAACCAGATGCTACTGTAGCTACTACAGGTAGTGCATTGTGGGATTTTCTTGGTCAAGCACGTTGGGGTGTTGCAGAGCAAGCTACAATGGGTGCCTTAGGGGCATATGATGTATATTTAGAAGGAACATATGGAGATCGTGCTGATACTTGGGAGGAAACTCTTGCTGGTGATGTTGCGGGAGATTGGGATGAATTGACTAACTCTGGTAAAGCAGGATATATGATTGGTTCTGCTGTAGGTATGATTCCAGGATTTATCGCAGGTGGTGCTCTTGCAAATCTAGGTGTTAGAGGACTTTCAAAGATTGGTGGAGTTGGGGCAAAAGCTGCAGTTAAAAAGTCTACAAAAGAATTAATAGAAGAAGCATCAGCAATCCCTACTAAACAAGGTATGGATTCTGTTTCTGATTTATTTACGGATGATATTGCAAAAGGAATTGTAGATGATGCATATGATGTACTTGCTCAAGGATCTGTTGTAAATGCTATTAATAAAGGTATTGGCAAAGAAGTTATTGATATTAGTCTTCGAAGTTCTGTAAAAAATAATATTGGTAAAACATTAAATATAGTTGACGATGAAATCCTAGAAGGTCTTTCTAAAAGAACAGTTGATATTGTAACTAGAAATAATCCTGAAAGTGCTGAGGCTCTTTTAAAAATGCTAGCTAATAAGGTTCCAGGTTTTAGAGGTACTCCTCATGCTCATTTATTATTAGGGGCGATGGGATATGATGCTACTATTGGATTTGCGATGGGTACAATACATAGTGCTATTGATACTGGAATTAAAGCATCTCTTGGAGTCGAAAATACAGGATATCATGAATATCAATATATTAAAGATAGAGATAAGGCATATGACTTAAATTGGATTTCGGGCACAGGAGATTGGCTTAGTAAATCCTTTCATGAAGCTGCAATATTCTCATTATTCGGGATAGTAAAGCATGCAAAGGGACCATTTGGAGGTGGTACTAGTGCTAATCATTTAAAGCGATTTAAGGAAATGACACGTAATATGTTTAAAAGTGGTAAATCTTTAAAGAATATGACTAATGAAGAATTAAGAAATCAAATATCAGCAATGCATAATTTGTCAGGAAAGAATTTGGATGATGTATTATTTAGAGCAGGAAATAAGAAATGGTCTAAATTACCTGATGATTGGTGGATAAAAGCTACTACAGATGCTGACACTAGAACAATGAGGCGATATCTTTCAGATGTACGTATGGAATTTATTAAAAAAGCTCCGATCGAATTCTCCAAAGAATTTGGAAAAGATATGTTGGCATCTCTTCCTAGAATGATGGCTGGTGTAGCGGCAATGAATGTTACTGGATTATATCATTCATTTAAGGAGCATGGAATTGGTATTGAGGGATTAAAGAATGCATTTGGAGAATCAAAAGAAGAAATTGCAGCTAATATATTAACAGCAGCTTACTTTACTAGAGCTCCTCATAGTTTTAAAGTGGAAGCCAGTCCTGGTGTTTTTCAAAAGCTATTCCAGACAGGGAAGATTCCAGAATATTACAACTATAAACAAAATAAGCTTCGTAAGATGATGGGAGCTATGAATGCTTATGGTATTGATAAGAATAATATTGAATTTATTAATTCTGCATATAGAAATAATATGGATCCCGATAAAAATGTTTATAATAATATTAGAAGACAGTTTGATGATGCTCCAGAATTTAGAGTAATTGAAAATATTATGAAGCCTTTTGAAGGGAAGGAAAGTCCTGATGGGATTGATCTCAGCGCAGCATTTGATAGAAACATAGCTCATTTGCTAAGGAATGGAGAGATTAACTTTGAAGAAGCAGGACATTTAAATAGAAAACTCAAAGTTGCAAAGACTATTTTAAAGTTTTATGAAAACGAAACAAAAGAATTTGTAGGACTAAATAAATACACACCAGAACAAGCATTTGAAATTGTTAAGCAAGTAGCAGGTATGGAATTTGCTGGCAATAAAATGGATGTTTTAAATGTAGATAGGCACTTACGTGAGTTTAAAGAAAAGACAATTATTAAAGCTATAGAAGCTCCTACTAAAATACTACAAGATTTTGTAACAGAAGTATATAGAGCTATTGGTCAAGATGTTAATCCTGATTCTTTGACTGGCGAATTTCGTATTCCAGATATTATGGATGTACTTGATTTTGGAAATGGAACTGTTAATAAAACAATAGCTACTATCTTTCAACAAGGACAAAAAAATAATTGGATTAAAAAGTCGGGAAAACTTCCTGAAGAGTATCGAAATATTACAGGTGAACAGCAGAGGCAGATAAAAGAATTGTTTGATAATTATTCTGAGAGAATGATGGATTATGTTTGGGGTTCTAAGTGGAGAGAACAGGGCATTGAGCTGGATCCTTTGATATTAAGAGATAGATCTTGGACCTTGGCATATGATGATGTTATTAGATTGCAGCAAAGACAGGTTGCTTATGAGTTTTTATCAGGGTCAAAGGAGCATGGTCTTTCAAGAGAAACTGCTGGGGAAGTATATGCTAGTATAGAGAAGTATTTCTTAACTAGGAAGAAACCTGAACTTGATATTGCTAAAGGTGAAGATGCTGCTTCTTTTGGCGAAGTCAACCAATTCCTTAAAGACCTTCATGATATATTTGTTGATTTGAATCCAGGGACTAGTGCAAAAGATTCTAAGCTTATTACCATACAAGAGGCTACTGGATTAAAAGAGTCAGTGGAAAGTTTATTAGGTGATATATTTACAAAGAAAACTGAATCTCAAATAGAGTCTTATAATGATTTGAAAAGAATGATTAAAATGAAGGCTCTTGATAAGATAGAAATATCAGATAGAGAGGCTGGTGTTGACGTTAAAGCTTCTTTACTGGAGTTAGAAAAAGATACAAAGATTAATTATCAAGGTGAGGGAGAGGTTATGAGTTTACCTAACCCTACTCTTGTCCAAGAGAATTTATTAATGTTGCGTAGACAGGGTAAGATTAGCGAGAGACAGTACGATGAAGCACTTAAGCATTATGAAAATATATATGGTATAGCACAAAGAGCAGGATATCCATTTAGAGCTAAAGAAGGTGTAACACCTGATGAAAGTATGGATTGGTATAATTCTATATTAAAATCTAAATTTTCTGGGGAAATAGCTTTGTCTGATATGTCTAAGGATTTTTCTAAAATCTACAAGGAAATGATTCAAGATGAGATAGATGTATTTAATGCAAGAATTAATTATATAAAAATGGGTTTTAATGAGATACCAGATGCGACTAGAAAAAAGAGAGCTTCTGATGAATTAACATCTCTTATGGACGATAGAACAGCTTTAATAAATTTAAAAGAAACAATTAAAGGAGCATTGGATTCACATGATCCTTATACATTAAGGGCTGTTGCTAAAAATGGAGCGGATATAGAAACTATTTTACGAGGTCTCAGTACAAATCCTCAGGGTAGTTCTAGGATAGATTTTTATGAAAATGTAGTACGTATTGATCAGAACATCCAAAATTCAAGGCAAAGAATTGCTTGGGATGAAATAAATATACAAGATTTTGTGAGGAATGAAGTTTCTTCTAGGTCTGTAGTATCTAAAGATGTTTCTGATAATGCTTTAAAAATAACCTCTACAATGTTTGCAAGCAAATACAATATTCCAATGCATGAATTAGATAGATTGTTTGATATTGATAGAAGTACTGCAAGGTCCTCTGCTGATATAAAAGAATTTGCCAAGGCTGTTTTAAGAGATTATTGGGAGAATACTAGAGAGATAAAGGATGTAAAACTTAAATTTGATATTAGAAATACTGTAGACGCTATCAATAGATTAGCAGGAGATGTCCCATTAACTTTAGAAAATTTTAATAATTTTATAATAAAACCTTTGAGACAAAGAGCTCAGGCAGTAAATGAGAGAAAGAAAATAGAGCAGCGAGAAACAGATGCTCATGTAGATGCTGATATTGTTGGTATAGCTACTAATTATTTTTCTAAGATAGCAGTAAAAACGCTTAAATTAGACATGAAAAATGGAAGACTAATACAAGATAGTTCTGTCATGGGAAAGGTTCCAAATAGAGGGTTTACGGGCCTTTTAGAGTACCTTGATCCAAATCAAAACAGTATATTCTTAGTAGAAAAGACAGGATATGATCGTGATGGAAGAGTTATTAGGGATATTACTCAAAGAGATTTAAATATTATTAATAAAGAATTGAAAAGTGGGCAGTATGGTATTTATCATTCTAAGATTGAATCTGAATTTTATAGAAAAAATAACCTAGATAAGTATGATCCATCTAAACAAGATTCTCCTACTGGGAATATGTTCGAAATTATACCTATCAATGAATCTATATCTATTGCTGTTAGAGTAGATAGAAGTCAAGGTTCAATTCATCGAGAGCTTGCAACTCAATTCAGTGAGCATGGAGAATTATATAAACAATTAGAGGCTGTATTTGATGGTGATTTTGGCAGACAAGGACCTAAGTATGATGCAGTACGAGCATTTTTAGCAGATATGAGATCAGTCGCATCGGCTGAAGGAAATAATGTTGAAAGTGTAGTAAAAGGTATAAAGATGACTAGGATGCTTTTAAATAACCCTGGACTTATTCCCGAGTTAATAGAAGGAAAGGGGAATATAAACTTAGATCATGACCTTGCAAAGAATACTTTTAAATATGATAAACTTAATGAGAGTAGAAATAGTTATATCCCTACTGCAGAGAATCTTAGAAAGACAGATATTTTATATAGAGAAAGTACTTCAGAAGTATTTCAAAATGTATATGCCGAAGTTAAGGATTGGTTTGATCCGAATAGAAAAATTAAAAAAATATCTATAGATGATAGTATGGAGGGATTGAAACCTGGAGAGTTTGATATATTTAATTCGTTGTCTAGATTAGAATTAGAGTTAGAGAAGAGGTTAAATGACCCCAAAGATCCTCTTGATAAAGCTGCGTATGATGAAACTATTAGATTGCATCAAGAAGCAAGAAAATCTATTGTAGATGGAGAAACATTTGTTACTAGAGAACTTTATTTAGCATCATTAGCTATGGTAGGATTGCATCCTGATATGATTATTACTAATAAAAATGGAGAAATTACTGGTTTTAAATCAGGAGGAATAAAACCCACTATTTCTCATTCAAAAATAACCTATTTAGATAAGAGTGATCCTAATTACGGTAGAATAGAAATGGATTTAAATAAAACTGCATTTAAATATAATCCTGTATTAGATGCATTATTTAGCACATTAGGTGTAGATATGATTACTTTCAAATCAGCTAATAAAATAAATAAAATAAAAGAAAGAAAAGGTGAAGATCTTTGGGATATGTATACTGGTTTAGCTCCAACGACAAATAAAAATGATTTAAATATTCCGTGGAATGAGCATATTTTGAAACCAGGTAAATTGAATATACCTCAAATACAAGAGATACCCTTAGATGCATTGAGTTTAAGAACTGTATCGAAGGGTAATCACGATCCTTCTGTTGGTGCAAATACTGGAGTTCATATGCATCATGATAATGGAATTGCTAAATGGATTGATATAGAAAGTAAAATTACGAAGTATAAAGATTCAATGGCTGAAATGTATTCCGATCCATTTTATAGAACTAAATTAGCACAAGAGATATTTGGAGCAATGTCTGAATCTGGTGATCCTGCTGCTCTTAATAGTGGTATTCAAGCAATATTAAGTAGGGAAGGTATGATCCTAGAGCCATGGGCGTTAAGAAGAATTGAGGAAAATCTTATAAATTATTTTATTAATAATGGTTCTATTGCAGGAGGAAGAGTTCCTGATGGATCACTAGATGTGATGACAGCTAGTAACGGTCAAATAAAAAGTACGATTAGGAGTACTATAGGAGATAGACCTGTTACACAATTTTTCGGAGAGTTTGTTCCTTCTTATTATGCTGCTAATAAGCAATGGAAGCCTTCTGGTGTAGCTCATAATGTAATAATACAGACTATAAAATATACTCCTGAGAAAGGCGTTAGGGAAAGAATTGCTGATGGATATTTAATTGAAATAGAGGGAGAAAGATTTCTTCAGATAGAAGGTAGGCATATTGACAAAGATGGGTATTTGAGAGATATCGACAGTGGAAATCCTATAACTAAAGGAAAAACTAAAGATGGAGAGCAAATGCTTAAGGATAATAAGGCTGCTTTTGATAAAGCTCTTGAGATAGAAAGTAAACTATATGCAGAAAGAGATGCAGACATGAATCCTTATATGGGAAGCGAGGGGAACAGAAAGTATTTATGGGAAATAGCTGAGTTCCTAGAAACTAAAGTTGACATGAATGGTAATTCATTATCTGTTGGAATGTTAAATGTAAGACAGCCTAGAAATATGATTGGTGATATTGTTATAAGTAGAATGGGTAAGTATGAGGGTAAATATCATATGCCTGAAAAATCAGGTAATGTTAGTATGATGAATGCTATAGATGCAATTAAACCTCAAGATGCAGATTTTGATTTTGATAAATCATTTAATTATGTAGCTGCTCCTGGTCAGTTCTGGAGAGAAACAAATAAACTATCTGCGTTAATCACAGGTTCTTCTAAAAATCCTACGAGTGAAATTAATAGATTGTTTGACCCTAGTAGAGGTGGATGGCTTTCTCAGAAATGGCCTGATTTATTTGAAGCAAATTATAGTAATGATATGTTGTTATCTGAAGTAAATGCTGCTAGAGGTAGATTTATAAAAATGCATCAAACGGTTACTTATTTAGCTAATATATTCGGGGGGAAGCAAAGCGTATTAGCAACATTTAATGCTCCTGGGATGATAGAAGGTATTAGTACATTTGAAGTACGATTGGCCAAACAGGGTAAATATATTAGAACAGTTGATAATATTTCAGAATTAGCTAAAAGATTTATTGATGCATATAAAAACTTACCTGCTGAGGAAAGAGTTAATTCTATAACACGAACACAAGATCAAGTTTTATTTGGGCCAGATGGTATTTTTGAGATAGGATATCGAAGGAGAATAGATCCAGGTAAATTTAATTCAGTAGATGGATTTGATTTACAAGCTGATAGGTTTGTTCAAGTAAGAGATGCTATTAAAATGAGACTTATTAATCCTATTAATAGGTATTTAAAATATAACAAAGGCGTTGAAGCAGATGATGTTGGGATAGAAAGGAAAGCAACTCTTGAGAATTATGGTAATGCATGGCATAATTTATATGTAAAATCGTTTGATATTACTAAGGATTGGGGGATAGATAGAAATCTTGTTAATATTGAGCCTGGACTAACAGCAGCAACTAGATATTTTGATTCTTCTAGAAATCCGTATGATGTTGCTATGAAGCAATTGTATAATACTTATAATGATTTAGTTTCTTTAAAAGAATTGGGTGTTAAAAGAGGGAATACTGCCAAAGACGAGATAGTAGAGTGGATAGAAAATGGATTTGCAGGAGACATCTCTGTAACTGATCAAGTAATAAGGAAGAATAAATTATTTAATGAAGCTTTAACTGAGTATGTTAAAGATGAAGCTAGAGTATTAACAATATTAGATCTTAGGAAAAGATTAGATTCTATTAATATTGAAATTCAAGCTAATGAAAATATATATAGAAATAGAAATATTGATACTAATACAAAGATACGTAATTTAAAAAGACAGCAAAGCAGAGTTAGTGAATTGCTATCTACATTAGAGGAAGCTGTATCATATATGTTTAGTAAAAACGATCCTATTGAAGCTAATAGACCTAAAACAAAATTTATAAATAAGTTTTTCCCAGAAGGAAGATATCGTAATAATGATCCTCAACCTTTAGTTGTTGTTGGAAAGAATGGAAAGATAAAAGAGGTTATACAGCCAGGGAGTTCTAATACAAAAGCCATCTCAAATAAAGATAGAGTAATTATAAATGGAAGACGTTTTTCTATTGCAGATGGGCAACAGCAAACTGGATTAAGAGTATTGTATGAAGCTTTTTCAGGAACTCCTATAGTTACAGATAGAATATCAGGAATGAGAAGATCCTATAGCACTAAACAAGAAACTCAGAACATCAATAATAAATACAATAGTATATTAAGTCAAATATTATCTGAGAGAGATAGTTTTAAACGTATAGACAATAAATCTAGACAGGATTACTTTGATACTTCTACTAGAAAGAAACAAATTTTATTTGATGGATTATTTAAAGGTGACTTAGAAGGAATTGACCCTACTATAAATATGTTTCGTAAAGCTTTAATTATGAGAATATTAACTCCACAAACAAGTGATAAAGTTATAAGCATTAGAGATATATCTAGTAATGGTTCTAAGAGAGCTATTAAGGATTATATGTTCTATGAAAATGGATTAAGCGAACCATTAATGAATTTGCTAGCTGAGATATCAACAGGAGAATATAGAAGAGATTTAGGAATAAAAGAAATAGCTAGTGAAATTTTAGAAGACATTCAAATACGTAAGAATGCTGCTTGGGTATCTGTAAAAAATCCTAATATGGACATTGAATTAATATCTTCTAGGATGTTAACAGAACCAGGAAGTTTAAAAGGATACGCTGGTAGGCAAAGACATTTAAATCAAGATATATTTGATAGGCAAGATGCTATTAATAAAAATACTAGAGATGCTGCTAAACTTATGATAGACTATGCCACAGGGAATATACCAGGGCTAGTAGATCCTGTTCTTCTGTATAAAGCTCAGCTAGAAATGGAAAAGGTGGGGATTTCAAGGGCTGATCAATGGGGTAGACAAGAGTATGTTCTTGATGAAACTCAAGCATTACGAAATTGGGGAACCAGAAAAGTATTTATAAGTGAAATGGATGCTATTAGACGAAAAGATTTAGGAGAAAGAGGAGCTGTCAAAGAGTCTGCTCAAGAATTAGTTGAACGAGAATTTGATTGTTATAAATAGGAGATTAAATGAATTTATTATGTGGGCTTAGAGCAAAGGCTAAGAGAAAAGAAGATAAGATGACTCCTGAGACTAAGAAATTAGTTCGTCAGCGTATGATAGATGTAGCTCGTGATTGGACAGGTACAGATCCTGGTGCAGATAAATTAAGATTTCAAAATTCTAGAGATGGAAATTGGAATACTAACAGTAATTTTAAAGATATATTTTTAAAATATACAAAGAAAGATTTTAGTTTGTCTGACGAACCTATTACTTTAAGTGATGTTAGGAAATTTGAAATAGGGTTAAAATATTTTGATAAGTTAATAGCTAGGAAAGATGGTCCTATATGGGCTCAGTTTCATTTACCTAGGGCTGCTATGGAGAATATCCCTGAGCTTAAAAGATTTCAAGATGGTATAATAAGCGAAAGTTCTTTTTTTAGAAATTATACAAATGAAACTTCTAGGCAAGTTAATGATATGTTAAGTAAAGTTAAAGATTTAGGACTAACAATGGGTGCATCTATTGTTGAAAAGTCTAACTTCTCTAGTGGTGGAGCTAAAAGATTAAGAAAATTAAATGATGAATATTCTTTTTTAGTAAAAGCTATAAAGCAATCTAAAAGTTCTTTGGAACGAAGTCGACTTAATGCAAGATTAGTTAAAAATCGTCAAGAATTAACAGACTTTCATTCGAAAGGTCAAGGACAAGCTTTTTTAATATTAACCGATGTATTACAGGGTGTTGATATAGAAACTATTAAATGGAAAGATCATTTAGGGAAAGAAAGACCTATTGATAGTAATCAAAAGAGTATTCTTTATGATATACGAAAGAATTATAATTTTGTAAGAGCGGCTGGAGTTAAAAGCTTAACAAGAGGGCTAGAGAAAGTAAGGCAAATGGCTGCTGCAAAGGATTTAGGCTGGGCTACACCTATAATTGATAGAGTTAATGGATTAATAAAAGCCATTGAGTTTCAAAAAAGAATTGATCAGGAAGGGAAAACTATTGATCATAAATATATGATTGAAGATAGACAGTTTAAAGAACTAGGATTTAAACCAGATTTAACTACTGAACCTCAATCTCATCCTGATAGAAAGGTTGCATTTTCTAAGCATTATATGACTAAGTATACATTGGGTCTTTTGGAAACTGTTAAGAAGATACGAAATGAAGTTGAAGAAGGAAATCTTACTTTAGATAAAAAAATTGAAGCTGAGATTGGTGAGTTTGAAAGTATTGTTAATGTAGCAAAACCGAAAAATCCTGTAATGGATGTGCAATGGGATAATGACCCATACTTTTTTTTAAAGAAATATACTAGTGATGTTGGTTTATTTAATTATAAAACTCATGTTAAAGATACGTTTAGTAAGGGTTCACAAGCTATTATAAAAGAACATTTAAAACCTGCCAGAGAAAAAGGTAGAGAAGATATAGCAGAATCTGCAGAATCAATGTTGGAAGTTATGCGATCTGTTTGGAAAGAAGCATCTAATATAGAAAAACAACCAGATACTCTTGTTAATGATGTTCAAAGAATAATGACTGCTTTCACATATTTTAGATTAATGGGTGGAAATGTTCGTTCTGCAGCTAGAAATGGAACTCAAAGATTGTATGAATTTGTAGAGTTTGGATTTAAAGCTTCTATGTTTGATGCACCTAACTTTTATAAGCAAGTTGGAGGAGCAAAAGACAATGTTTCTAAGGTTACTAGATGGCTTAGAGAGTATGGATTGCAATGGTACGATGGTAAAAGTAAAGCCTCAAATGCTTGGGATGCTTTAACAAAATCTGAAATGACTGTTAGTGAGCAATCAAGAGGTGCATTAGATGATGCTTATTTAAATAATAGACAGTTATATGTTGATAAAAATGGAGAGCTTCAATCAAGAGGTGGTGAAACTAGAACACTTGAGCCTGTAGCAGCAGTAGCAGGAAATGTAGCTAAAAAGTTTGGATTTATGCATAAACTTGTAGAGGATTGGAATAGATCTGGTACCTTTAGAACAGCATTTGCATTGGCTAATATGAATCTTTCTAATTCTAATAGAACTTGGCTAGCAAGAAAAGTATTATCTCCTAAAGATATAGCTAAAATTAGAGAATCTAAGGGAGAGGATCATCAGGTTACATATAAAGATTTTCAAGAAAAATATGGTGCTAAGCACGAAGAAGTATTAGAAAATTGGATTGACAAGACTTCAGCGCAAATTGCTTATAATTCTGTATTAGATTTGCATTTCGAATACTCTAAGTGGGCTAAAGCTAAAATTATTAGAGCAGAGAAGGGTGAGGCGGCTCTTACTCAATTTACAAAGACAGCTATTGGTCAGTTTTCTCATTATAGATTTAATATGTTTAATTTAATGCATAGATGGGTAAAGGAAGCTGGTATTTCTTTAGGTGCTGGAGACTTTACAAGTCAAGAAGTATGGAGGGCTCTTAGATTTGGTCTATTGCAAACAATGATTGTTGGAGGGTCTATTGCAGCAAGAACTAATTTTGTAAAACTTATACCTAATGATGTATTTGAAACTGGTGAGGCAATGTGGTATTGGCAGACTGTTAATAGAGAAAAACTTCTTAAAGGTGAAGCATCAAAGGAAGCTTTGGAAGCACTTGATAAAGCTACATATGGACAAGGTGGACAATATTTCTTGGGTCCAAACTTTCAATACTTAGCTAGTGCTGTAGAACTGATGAATTTGTATGATGTCATTGGTAAAAATCCTGCTACTCAAGTAAAAGAAGGAATGGGATTTAATGGAGAGTGGGGTAGCAATGCATTTGAATTGTCAGCTAAAAAAGCACTTCGAGATCCTGAGCTTCAAAGGAATTATGAATGGTGGGCTAAGATTAATTCTCAATTTGCAAGAACATATAATTATACTTCAACTATGTTTACAAAGGCAGGGGGATTAAAGGATGCTGGTGCTCTTGAGTTTGGATTATTTCCCAGTAAATGGCAGAGAAAATGGAGTGATGAGTTTTATCAATGGTTAGGTTTTAAAACAAAGAAAAAACGAAAAAAGAAATTTACAGGTGTTACTGAATCAAAAAAGAGGGACGTTCTTAGTGCTTTAGATAACATTCGGGCTCTTAGATGAGGCAAGCTTGGGACTCAGGAGAGACAAGCTCTCCCTTTCCCGCTATCTTATTTACATAAGAGTCTATCAACCTTCTTTATAAGCATCTCAACTTTATATGTTAATTGCTTTAAATAATAATCATCTGTTGATGATCTATTTTTGTGCGTAGGTTTCCCTTTAGTAACTATTACTCTATTCATTTATTACTCCTTCTAGTTAGATGACAACAATTTTATTAGAAAATCAAAAGGTATTGCTGCATATGTTTTAGATCTATTTCTTTTAAAAACAAGCACTGGTGTCCTGTTTTCGGAATTACTTTCTGCTTGTGATAATGAGTCCCATAAATTTAATCTTTCTTGGTTTTTGCACTCAAATGAGAGCCCTATGAGACGCTTAGCTAAAGGTGAGAATACTATATCTTCTCCAGACACTCCCATTATTTGAGATTTAATATCATCATCTTCTAATTCAGGATATGCTTTTCGTAGTTTATCTACTACAGAGTTTTGTAATTTTCTACCTTTAGCTTTAGCTGATTTGGCTTTCATTTTTGTCCTCGTTTGTTTAATCTTTTCATCATTGCAGTATCTGCACCTTTTAAGATTTTATCTATATTAGGACCAACGTATCTAGGTTTTAGCTTTACAGCATTCTTCATCAATTGATTTTCCAGATTCGTCACTCTGCTCACTAGAGCTTTTATCTCCCGATTTATCACCTCTATCTGTCTCAGGGCTACTTCCGTCTGCTTGTTCATCTTTGCTCTCCTTTTTAAGAAATTCTTTTAGTTTTTCTTGGTGGTCATTGCATTCAATATAACTAATTGCTAAACTATGAACATAATCTAGTCCTCTTTCAAGTTGAATTAATTTTTCTATCATAAAATCGATCCTACTTGCTAGTTCTTTGTATGTTATTTTTTTAGGTTTACTCATTCTAATCCCATCCTTTTAGCCATTCTATCTATCATTTTAGATATCTCCATAAAATCATCATCCATGTCAGCTACCCAGTTACCTAGCTTATCTAAGTCTTTTCTGAGCTCTTTGATTTGCATTTCATTGGTTTTTTTAGCAGCTTCCTTAACTTTTTTAGGTTTTTCTTCAGTTTTCTTAACTTTTTTAGGTGTAGCTTTTTCAATCTCCTTATCTATATCTTCAAAGACTACTTTATCTCCTTTTGTTTTTACTTTCCCCATAATTTACTCCTTACGATTAATGCCATTACAGCATAGTTAGCTATATCAATGAGTGTATCATCAATAGATTCATTATTTGGTTCTCTATCTTGCATTGTTAGGTTTAAAAACCTAGATATTTTATCATTAAGTCTAGTTCCTAATCCCATTAATGAAAGATTTATATCCTTAGGTTCTTCTAGTTTACTTTTACCCATACCTATGTTAGTAGGTCCATAGTCTAGTTGTTTTTCACAAAACAAATATAACATTTCTTTTTGAATAGTTTCAAATTCCTTTAATGTTTCAGGGTATCTGATTCTAATTTCTTCTCTTGGATCTGCCATCTATCTTCCTCCAGTATTTGTTACGTATTCTTCGTTTAATAAAGCCATCTGTCTTCCTATATTGCCTAAGAATCCACTGATCTTGTACTTTATAACTATAAAAGTCTTTCGCTTCCCAAGTAACTATGTAATATTCTTCTTGTGGAAATGGCCTGGGGTTTTGTATATTCCAGGTTTCGTCTATTGTAGTTAAAAATGCAGCTATTATATAGAATTTCAGTATCATTTAAATATGTCAAGTACTAAATCCAACAATGGATGCTCCTTATCAGTTTTCGGCATGTAAACTTTACAACCTTTATCTTCAATATTCCAAGGGATTTTTTTAGGTTCAGATATTCTAAACCTTTTGAAGTAAGTACACTTATCTTCATCTAAATACTTACAATTAATACAATGGGGACTCACATATTCCTTTGCCTAACAGGGCATCTGTAAGATTATCGTAGTTAGGACTTACAGGACCAGTTATTGTCCCCATTATATTCATCGGATTTGAACTCCGCTTATAGGAAGATTAACATTTAACCATTCCTTTTCTCTGTTAGCAGTAGATTCTACTTGAAGAGATTTTATGACATTATCCTCATTCCTAAATGGAGTGATTGATAATACTTTATTTGCATTATAAGCTATTCTAAATGAACCTCTGGATGAAGCTATATTCATACCTTCTGTCATGGCTGATTTAGTTATCTCAGATACTGCAAATATTATTACTTTATGTTGAACAGCTAGTTCCATTAATGATTGAGATGCTTCTTCTACTTTCATATTGTTATCTCTTTGCTTGGATCTTAATAGTCCAAGGTGATCAACAACAACAATTTCAGGTTTAACTGCTAGTAAAGATAGTCTTTTCTCAAGCTCATTAGGATAACAAGAGCCATATTCTACTGTAAGCCAGTTAAATTTATCTGTTAAACTCTGACTCATTTCAGCATAATGATTCTTTAATTGCTCATCATTCCATCCCATTTCCATCATAACAAATCTAGACCATATCTGTCTTGGACTCATTTCCATTTCAATAAAATAGGTAGGTCTTTTAAATGCGTTTACCCAGTTTTGCAACAACATAGTCTTCATAGACTTTGGTGGAGCTTGAACTATCACTACTTCTCCTGGATAAATTGGAAAGTCTTGACCATATAACTTCCCTAGATTTAATGGCTCTCTATTTGAAGCTAAGAAATCTACAAACTCTGCTTCCATGGTTTTTGCATCCATCATTGTTTGAGACTTCTTTGATTTATATAACTTGCAAGTATTTTTACAATACTCATCCATTATAATATCACTACATCCATATCTATATCCTGCACCATCATGACCTACATAGCAATTTGTTATTATACCATCCATTTCTTTTGCTGTAAACGGATGCTCTGGATTATCTACTTGGATTCTCCAAGCCTCCATAACATTTCTTACTAAGTCTTCAGGATATAACCATCTAAAATGTGCTGCTAATCTTAAGGCTACTTGATGTCTTTGACCTTGACCAGTTCCTTCTAGCATACCATGAATACATGGATAGTTGACTGGGTCTGGCTGTCTTCCTAAAGATACTTTCTGATATTCTTTAGTAGATTTTACTTTTCTTTCTAACACATCAAATACTGGATCGCATTCGTGATCTAAATCTTTCAATTCTTTAGCACTTACAGCATAATCCATTATTTCTTTGATATTTCCCATTATATTTAATTGGACCTTCCAAAGATTAGACTTGCTATTTAATGTATTAGGTACTCGTATTAACCTAGTTTTATCAGTCACAGAAGGATCTGCAAAATCAAATATACCTTTTTCTTTCAACTCTTCTTTTACTTTAAGATGTAAATCATCACACGGTTTCCACCTAAATGCTTCTTGAGGTATGTGGACATGAAATCCAGTGCCACTAAAATATGTTTGCCTAGGAATATCAAATTCTTCGAGCAATAATAGTAAGCCTTGTAGTTTATCAAAAGCATTCTCAGGATTGGAACCATCTACGTCTAGTATGAACTCATCAGGCATATACATAATACCGTCATATCCTGACAAGCTCCTTTTCTTTTTAACATAATCTATTACATGGTCATCATAATCATATAGCGACATAAATGTATCTTGTGCCATATTCATATAGTCTCCCATTTTATTTACATCTACAAAATGATGTCTGTTATGCGTACCAAAAGCAAATTCTTTAATCATGCTTTCTCCTAACTTCCCACATTGCTTCCATAGAATTAGGGGACTTGAATTTACTTATAGTATACATATCTCTTTTAAGATATCTGAATTGTCTTGTGTAAGTTTCTGTAGAGCCTAATCTTCTTCCGAACTTTTGCTCACCTCTTACTGATAATTCTTGTATATCATGTGTTTTGAATCTTGAATTGTTTGTTAAATGATAATCTAAAAAGAGTATCAAATGTTCTTTTACTGTCATAATAATCTCCTATTTAAATTTAAAGGGGATGCACGTATGCGAATGGGTTACACCCCCTTTATTGTCACCTAATACCTAAAATGGAACGCTGGGTTCAGCGTTATTCGTATGGCTGGAGGTATTAGATGTAGTAGAACTTTTAGATGTGTATTTGGCATGATTCTCTTCTGATACTTTCTTCCAGAAATTAACATCATCTTCTGAATATGATATCACATCACCATCTTGTGCTATTGGTGCAATTTGATTAAAAGGCTTCATAAATGTTTTGTCATTTCTTTCTTCTTTTACAAACAATACATTGACAACTTTACCTACTAATCCGTCAGCTTCATCATCATATTGGATAGCTTTCTTTCCATCTGGAGATGCAATAACATCAATGATTCCAGCATTTGCCATTTTAAAGAACTTAGATATAGCAAATTCTTCTCTAGTTTCATTGTTGATTCCTTCATATACTCTAAGATTAAATGTCTCAGGATATCCTTCAAATAATACATCTAAGAATCTCTTTCCATTCCAATCTCCATATTCTGCACTGCCTATAGTCAAAGTATGCCATCCTTCTGACCAAGTACCTTTACCCGTGCTGTGTGATATAGTTTTTATAGCCATATTTACTCCTTATTTGTTTCTGTTTGCGTTAAATTTATCTACTTTACTGTTAGGATTAGCATTAGAAATAGAATTTCCATCATCATCCTTTTGTGCGATACCTACCATAGCAGCTAGTCCATATCTTCTGCCATATGTTGTAGCTGTTCCTATGCCTTGAGCATCTATTTTAGGCATTGGTACTTTGATTTTTGATCGAATCCATTGACCTGATTTATGTACCAATGTAGTTGTGACACATACTGCACCAGGAATGATTTCATTTCCTTGAACAACTGATAATCCATTTTTATTTAGATATGGAAAGGATGAGCTTATTACTTCATGTAAGTCAGCATATCCTGAATTAAAGAATGGGTTAGTACTTTTTTTAGCAGCACCATCCATTTCAGATTGAGCTAATGCTAGTGCAGTTGCAAGCTCATTTATTTTATCAGACTTCCAAGACTCAGGTTGTATAGTTTCTTCTACTATAGGCTCCACGGCCTCTTTATTATCTTCCATGTTAACTCCTTTGTTGGTAGAAAAAGGGGACAAAAGCCCCCCGTTTCTTATGTTTTAGTAGATTATTGCGACCTCATAATATACGATTAATTACTGATACTTCCTCGTAAAATTTCATAGATTTTCACCAATTCATTCCCACGACCTTCAATATCTGCTTGCCTTACATCATCATACATATCCATCTTCATAAAATGATCACCAAGCTCATCTATTTGTTGCATTCTTTCTTCAACATAATTTTTAACTACTGTTAATACATTTTTACTCATTATTCCTCCTTTGAAACACTACGACTATGTATCTTCTGTCTATGTTGTAACTTCGAATTACGTCTAATTGTTCTTCTGCTTCCATGCAATCTAGATATGCCCATTCTTCGTGACCTACCATAGCTCGTGAATATTCGTCTAGATAATCTGTTGTGAACTTTGACATCCTTCTCCTCCTTAGATTTAATTGTACAAAATATAATATTATCAAACTCTTCATGACAGTAGTCTGGCAATTTCTCACCAGACTCTATCATTCTAATCATATCTTCCTTATTCATTATACTTTCCTTGTGAACTTGAAATTGTATGGGAACTCCCAGAGATAATCTTCTTCAGTATCCCATATGTCATCATAATTTCCAATAAAGCTAACTATGCGATCTTCTTCATCGCTATTTTCAGGATATAAAGTACATAAATCTTCTTTATTTTCACTCATATAATCATAAGTATACACATCTACTGATCCATCTGAATTTACTTGGACTTTAATATGTTCTTCAGGATAATATGTTTCTTTAAGTGCCATAGCTATAGCACAACAATCACTTTTCTCTGGTTGCCCATCAAAGGCGTGTTTTTGTGTTACTTCTAGCTCCATCTTTTCCATAATATACCCTCGCTTTTATTTTGTTAAGTTTAATATTATTCCATTCAGTTATCTTTGGAATGTTATCCCAATTATATCCTAGTTCATAACCATGATCTTGCAGCCAGTCTTCAGCTGCATCTCTAATCTTCCCCATCTGAATCCTCCTTGTCGTCTTTCCATCCATATTTAAGTGTTATAAATGTTAACAGTATTAATAACCCTAAAATCGATAGTAATAAATCATGTAATATCATATTAAAACCACTCCCCATGTTTATGTACTGCTATTATAAAACCACCCACTATAAGTATAAATATAATTGTAGCAATTGGTATTGACACTGCATCACTCATCTACTTATCCTCCTTTTCATCGATAAATCCTTCTGCATGAGTTGATTCTAACATTCCTACAAATAAAACCAAATCAAATGCGTCATCTCTAGGCAATTTGTTATAGATATTATTAAAACTATCTTGCAAATGTGCGTGATTTCTAAATGCTGCAAACAATCTTTGACTCATTCTTTAACCTCCTTTGCGTTTCTAAATTCATAACCACAATCTCGACAATACATATCATCTATGCAATCTGAATATTCCCATTCAACATGTCCTTCACAGTTAATAGAATCTATAGTACTATTATAATCTGCAATAACATATACATCTATCTCTCTACATCCACATTCAGGACATTCGCCATATGGTTCTTTCTTTATAGGGTCGTTAACCACAGGTTTACATGCACAGACTACATATCCACATTTTTCACAACTCATGATCACTCCAATCTTTAGTTATTGTTTCTTTATATCTCAAATAAAATGTATATAATAAAGCTATTGCACAGGCTGTTACTAATATATATTCCATTAATCCTCCAGACTCAATACAGGCAATACATCATCTACATTATCATTTAAATAACATAATGCACCACCATCATTACCTTCATCATCACGCATAACAATAAGTCTAGTATTGTCATCAAGTGTAAATGATATAGGTCTAGATCCCCACATATATTTATTAGCTTCTTCGCTATCAACATATTTAACTTGTACTATTTTCTTACCTAGCAATACTTTCTTAGCTTGTTTATTCCATATCTTTGTGTAATCTTTTTTCATTTGTTACTCCTCTAATTATATAGCAGTGCATAGCCATTAAGGCTACACACTTTACTATAATGTTAAGTATATCATTTAATATGAATAAAACTTCATATACCATATTCATATTATTTAACTCTCCACACTCTAATAGCTGTAGGTTTCTTACAAGGGCCTTCTAATGTTCTGATTGAAAATCTCATTCCATATCTTGCAGCTGTTTTATTAGAATAAACATAAGATCTAACTCTAGCTGCATCATAATCAGGTGTGTTTCCATTTATAACAAAGCTATCACCTACTTCTAGATTACGCATAAATTTATACTTACCTTGATTATGTTGATGTATAGGATCAGGTATTGGTACATCTTTTTCAATAGTTATTACATTCATCTTTTCTCCTTTGTTTTTGATATTCATACCGTTGTCGTTTATGAATCATTCTTATAGTTATATGAGTATATTCTTCAGGTTTTACATTCCTACCTAAATGAACATCTGTTCTAGTGATATAATCTATAAACTCAGTTGCGCGCATTTAATTTCTCCCATACAATCTTAGCTTCAACTGGTTTAAATGATGTATCTCTTTCAATACCTAGTCCAAAATGTCCTGTATACTCTTCAAGTTCTTCTATCATAAATGACCCCATTTCAACAGCCATTCCATCTACAATACCCCAGCAATATCCTGATTCTGGATCTTTATTCATTAAATACCATGTCCAACTACCAACAGGATCAAAGAACTTAGCTACTACTTTCTGGCTAAAATCACTACCATTCTCAAATTGTTTCTCTGCTTCTTTTTTTATTGATTTAGTTAATAATTCCATCGTTTTACTCCTTATGTTGATATTTATAGATATAGAAATAAAGGTGGCTTGACCCTCGTTAGTAGTGCTAACTCCCTTTCGGTTTGAACGACTACTCGCCTGTCAATATCCACCTTATTCCTTTTCGACAAGATAACACCTTCAGACAACTGTCCCTGGCACTACCTAATTTTCACCCTACACTTGACAGGACCAATGCTAGTTCTTATACCTGCATTTAGTAGCTACTTATTGGACTAGCGTAGGGATTTTAGCTAAATTAATGATGCAATCAATGCAATTCCATAGCGACGCGTATTTAATCTAGACTATGAAACGCCATACAGGTTCTCTTAGACATACTTACATTGCTGTAAAGTCCGTGACTGACATGATTGCATCAAACTTTGGGAGTCTGCCCGTTGATACTCTGATCGATTCCTGGATCAACTCGGAAACTCCCCCACGTGATAATCCATACCCTGATACTTAATGAAAAGAATTTCAGGTTGGACTAAGTTTAATCTATTGTGAATCCACCACTTCTTTCTACGAAGGTAGTGAACTCTTCAAAGAACTCTTTACTAAATGGATAATTAGCCCAGACTTGTTCTTCATCTTTAGGCCATCCATTCTTGTCCTTTTCAACACTATCAATATACTCTGTGACATCTTCTTCATACTTAGCTGCTGTGCCATCTTTAATAGCTTCTTTCATGAGAGGAACCATTTCAGCACATGTTTCTTCATCTATTTCAATACCATCATTACCGTGACCAGCATCTATTTGCCATGTATCCATCACATCATCACATATTTGACAAGTAAAGTTCCATAATTGTCGCCACCACCATACATTTGATCTAAAATATGCACCAGTCGATTTATCTCTCTTACTCATCTCTGACCAATATTGATCTTCTTCATCTTCAGGCATTTCTTCCCTACGTTCATCCCAACTTTTATGTTCCCATTTAGTTAGCATAGGATAGTCTTTTTTATCATACTCTTTTGGATTAACTCCATGTAAATCATAGCCCATTTTATTCTCCTTTAATTGGTGAGTTTGCCCCACAGCAACTTCTGGTTTTTACACCTCTGTATCTGGTAGGGCTCACTCGTTGGGTTGACAATTATTTATTTTACATCATTCTTAGCTTCAAGAAGTTTATTGCCATATTTTTCATAAGTATCTTCAAATATATCTAGAAACTGTTGCACATCATCATATGCTATATGATCATCAATACCTTCAAGCTTTACTTCAACTGATTCTTCATAATCATTAGAGTATAAATGAGGCCTCTCTTCATATATATACAAAGGATTCAATAAATTAATAATAGCTTTAGCGAATTGTAACATCAAATCATCTAATTCTATCTCAACCCAATCTTCATTTACTTTTGTAAACTTTACTTTCATAATCTCTCCTTTTCTTTTTTTACTTTACTATGTATTGCTTGTGAATCACCATCATCATCTCTAGGCAATAACCTAGGAAACATCATTATACTACCTATTATCAATATAATTGGTCCAAAAAACATTACTAGAAACTCTATCATTTGGCACTCCTTGTTTTGTATTTAGCATCTTGACTGAAATACTCTTCAATCCACCAGCATCCATAAGCAGCTTGTTTTAAGATCCTTTGTCTTCTTCGATAGTTTAGTCTATTGGCTAATCTATTTCGTTTAGCTGTCATAACCTTTACTATCTTTACATCTTCTTTGTTTAATACCATCATCAACTCCTTTGTTGTTAATTACATATCAGACCAACTACCAAAAGCATCTAATATAGAGTTATAACTATTATCTCTTTGCTTCTCATTATCATATAATACATTAAATACATTACTCCCTGTATCAGTTGCAGCTACAAGAGTAAGAACTATAAAGAATTTCTTTGTAGCAGGATTCTGATATTTATAGAATGATACTATATTTCTAGTATTATATTGAACATTTCTTATTTGTACTAATCTATCTTTAATTTGCATTGTCAACTCCTTTTTGTTAATTTTATTGTTAATTCTAAAAGGTAAGGACACATTGGATTACGTGATGTCTAGACCACAACCTTACCTACCCATTAAGCCTCACACCCGTTAGAATGCATAGCTCCTTGGTGCACTTAAGCTGATCAAGCCTAAGAGTTTGCAAATATTTACCAAGTCTTAGTTTGGTATAAGTTTATATTATAATATGTGATGTACGCCTAATTTAGTATGTAGTCGGCATGTGTTATATCATTACTTACAATAAATAACAATAAATTAAATAAAAGGGGGAAATTAATCCCCCAATTACTTATCTCATAATATCAATTGACTTAGTACCAGTAATAGTCATACCACTAGCAATATAAGTACTAACCAATGAAGGGTTATCTTCTACTTCATGAACCACACCATTAGCATCAGTCAACTCAGTGATAGTAGTAGTGCCAACCTTAACAGCAGCTTGATTACCTTTTTCAGTAAAGGAACCAGCAATAGATTGTAGATTAACTACAGTCTCCATATCACCATTATTCAAAGCCCTAATCACATTAGCCTTGACAGCTAGATCAACATCATTACTAGTATCAATCTCAGCAGCATCACCATTCATTCTTAGTCTTTGAGTCCAAGTCCTACCTTTATTTATTACTACTCCCATTGTATTTCTCCTTGAATTAATTAATTATTATCAAAACAAACCAAAAAAAATCAAATCAAAAATAACGAAAATACGATAGTGAAAATCCCACGGTAGGGGGGTACCTTATATAATAACACCACACGATAAAATGCTATAATTTTGAAACCTTCTTGCATCGTACTACTTTTTAATATATATTAACCTATCAGTAATCGTAAGATTATCACCCAAACAGTACCCGTGCGAATCGTTCTGCTGTGGGGGTTAGACGTGGGGTTGCTCTCCATATAGGATCAAGAGATTTCCCCTACAACTGGTACAAATTGCCTTGCTATAAATTAGAGTATGGGAGAAATTACTGGCTTTAAGGAAGTGTAAGGTTAAGAGAAAAAAATGGGTTTTTGCTAATCAGGGGGGAACTACACATTAAACTAAGGAGATTGTATGGCAAAAGATGTAAAAGAGTATGTACTTAAAATTGGATACGATCCTATATCAGAAGAGATAAAATATATACAAGAATATATAGAAAACTCTAAGGCTACATTAACTATTGATGATAAAGAGTATGAATTAGAGGATGAACTTGCTGATTATCTTTTAGATGGAACAATGGGCATCACTTAGAAATCCAAACATCCTGACGGAGTTTGACTGTAATGAGAACATATAAAGTAAATAAAATAGAACATACAGTATTTGATAATGCTGATGAACTGCCTCAAGATATACACTATTTAAGAGACTGGAGAGATGGCCAAATAGGCGACTGGGTGTTAGCCGATGATGGTTGTATTATTCAGATACTTAGAAAGGGTATTATGTTGAAGTCGAAGGGTAAGGTGCGTCAAGTAGATTATATAGGTACTTGCACAGGCACCTTTCTTGTTAATAAGAGAAATAAGCTTGACACTTCTAAAAGAAATAACATTTATTCTCTTGGTGGGACTCTCAGTCCTGAGGAATCAGTAGAGGTTAGGAAAAAACTTAATAGTAAAGAAGAATTATTTGTATTAAATTTGGCTAAGGGAATGGACCCTAAAGAAGCATACATGAAGGTCTTTCCTACTAATAATCCTAGGTATGCTAATATTAAAGCAGCCCAGTTAATTAGAACAGAAAGGATAAAAACTGCTATGAAAGAAGAATTGAAGCCTATCATGGAAGAACTGGGTATTGATCCTAAGGGTGTGCTTGAAGGCATAAAGATTCTTGCTCAGACTGCTCAGAAGGATGATACGAAGTTGAAAGCATTATTCAAGTTATCCGACATATTAGATCTAGAGGATAAGACTAAAACAAGTGTGCAGCAGGTATCAGGAGCAGTATTCCAGGGCTTCAGTAAAGAGCAATTGAAAAGTGTAGAGAGAAAGGAATTATCGGATGGCAAATGAAAGAATAGGAGATATGGATTTTAGAACATATTATTCTACAACTCTTCCTAGAGGATCAAAAGCAGCAAAAGAAACAGAGTGGGATGTAGATACATCAGTTATTTTTAATAAGGTAACTAGAATGATAGATAATAATGCAACTCCTGAAGATGTTCATAAAGCCCAAATAAGATTAGTAGAACTTGGATACTTAGAACCACATTTAGTAGATGGTATGCGTGGTCCAATTACTGACGGAGCTATTCATAGATGGCAATTAAATACAAATGATGATATAGAGATGTATTGGTACGAAGTAGGTCAAGCAGATGATCCTTTTTCTAAAGCAGCAAGTGGAATTAGAGGTTGGTGGCAAGGTAAGTAAAAAAGAATTTATGACAAATAGAATTGAAGATAATATTATGGATAGCATGATCCCTGCAGGATCTTATGATTTTGAGCATGAGACCAAGGATGATGGATTTTTAGTTTTTAGAGAGATTGATGGTATATATTATACATGGCCTACTGTTTTTTTTAATTACGACACTGGAGTGGAAACATTAGAGAGGGTTAAATTAAATCCTACGGATGCATATGAAGAAGCTAAAAAAAGAGGTGAGCTTAAAGAACATACTAATATGGAAAAAAAATATATTTTAAAAAATCTAAGGGCTGTAAATAAAGTAGCTAAGAAAGAAGGTATTTAGTGTGGCAAAAGGAAGTAGATATAAATATGATCAATTTAAAAAACATGGATATTATGGTAGTGGCAAGATAGTAGATGACGTAGTTGACGATATGCTTTCATTTGAATAATGGCTAATATAAATAGTCGAAATATTTCTGAAGCTGAGGAAGAATTAAGATTAGCATATACAGATTTAATAGCATTTGGTAAATTATTCTTGCCAGATGATTTTATGAGGAGCGAGTCTCCTTTTTTTCATTATGAAGTGTGTGATGCACTTAATGATCATAGTTATAGGCAGTTAGCAGTCATTCTACCTAGAGGTCATGGTAAAACAGTATTAACTAAATGTAGTATTATGCATGATTTTTGTTTTGCAGATGAACCTTTATTCTATGGTTGGGTAGCTGCATCTAGTAAAATATCTGTTCCTAATTTGGATTATATTAAATATCACCTTGAATATAATGAAAAAATTAAGTATTATTTTGGAGACCTAAAAGGAAGGAAGTGGACTGAAGATGATATTGAACTCAAAAACAACTGTAAACTCATTTCCAAAAGTAATCTGTCTGGGATTCGTGGTGGTGCTAAGTTACATAAGCGTTATGATCTTATTGTCCTTGATGATTTTGAAGACGAAAATAACACAGTTACTCCAGAGAGTAGGGCCAAGATTGCGAACCTCGTTACTGCAGTGGTTTTTCCCGCCCTGGAACCGAAGACTGGAAGATTAAGAATAAATGGTACGCCCGTGCATTTTGATTCTTTTATTCAAAAGATACTTGTTGGATATGACCAGGCTTTAAAAGAGAAAAAAGATTATTCTTGGAAAGTAATCACATATAAAGCGTTGCAAGAAGATGGGACTCCTTTGTGGCCATCATGGTTTGGTCACAAGGAGATGGAACGTAAAAAGAAATTCTATGCAGATAGTGGAACTCCACATAAGTTCTATCAAGAGTATATGATGGAGGTACAGAGTGAAGAGGACTCATTATTTACTAGAGATCATATTAAATTCTGGGATGGTACATTTACAAAAGATAAAGATAGTGGTTTAACGTTTATTATTCCTGATGGGGATGATCCAAAGCCATGTAATATATTTATTGGCGTTGATCCAGCGACCGATAGTGCTAGAAGAAATAGTGACTTTAGCGTATTAATTACTATTGCAGTTACTCCTGATAATAATATATATGTATTAGATTATGTTCGTAATAGAACATTACCAGTATTGGGAATCCCAGGAACAGGTAAGAAGGGTATTGTAGATTATATATTTGAATTAAATGAATTTTATAATCCTAGTATGTTTACAATAGAAGATACTACTATGAGTAAGCCTGTATTTCAAGCTATTTATTCTGAAATGAGAAGAAGGAATATATTTGATGTAAGTTTTAAACCTGAACCTCCAGGCAATAGAATGAGTAAAAGAGATAGGATTCAAGAGATACTTGCACAGAGATTTGCAGTCGGGCAAATACATTTGAAAAAAAATCATTATGAATTACATCGAGAAATCATTACATTTGGACCAAGGATGGCGCATGATGATACTATAGATGCGTTAGCTTATGCATGTAAATATTCACATCCGCCTCAAGATATGGATCAGAAAAAAGGCGAATGGTATAAAAAGAAAAAGAAACCAAGGAGTTGGGTAACCGCATGAGAAAGTCTAAAAAAATGAAGCCTGGGAAACTAAAAGGTCCTTCACATAAAAATGGCGGGATTCTTTTAGAGGCTGAGGGTGGTGAATATATAATTAAAAAATCTAGTGTCAAGAAGATCGGAAAGGATAAACTTGACAAGATAAATAAAGAGGGGAAACTACCTATGGGTAAGTATAAGAAGGGCGGATTGGCATCTGAGGAGTCTGGTGGCCCTAAGCATAAAAAGTGGAGCAAAAAATATGATAAGAAGTGGAAGAAAGCTCGTAAAATAGCCGCTAAAGATTATAAGAAAGAACAGAAATATGTTGCAAAAAAGACAACACAAGAATTAAAAAAGCATTTAAAGAAAACTGGACACTGGTCAAAAAAAGAGGGAATGAAGGGACCAGATGTAAATAAGGATCGTTTTATAGATGCTCAGGAGTTTGATGCTACTACTAAAGGTTTAGATATTTTAAAACGTGGCAAAAAGAAACATGGAGAAGCTTATAAAAAGACTTTAGGTGCTAAAGTTAGAAAACATAAAGAACGAAGACTTCATAAAAAAATGGATAAAATGAAAACTAAAGAACCTGCTTATAAATCCGCTAAAGGTGGCAAGGTTGGTGATTCAATTAAAACATATTCCTCTGGTGGATATGTGGAGGGAAAATAGTTATGGCAAAATCAAGAAAGATGATTAGGCGAGAAATTTATTTAGATGCTGATACGGAAAGAGAAAAAGAATTATTAAAACATTATGCCAAGATGGACAAGGTAGAGGGAAGATATCGAAAGCTTTCAAAGAAAGGCGATACTGCTGGTAGAGAAGCTTATCAAAAAAGAAAAGCAAAAGGTAAGACTACTTATACTCGAACAGGTAAAGCTAAAGAAAGATATGATAAAAAACGTGCAAGTTATATAGCAAAAAGAATGAAAAAAGGTATGTCATATAAAGATGCTCATCACGAACATATGATGGCTCATGGAGATATTAGAGATCCAAATCCTATCAGAAAAGCTAGAACAAAGCATTTAAAAAAGAAATCTGAAAAATTACGTCAGCAAAAAAGAGATAGAACTTACAAGCAAGGTGGCAAGGTTGGTGATTCTGTAAAGACATATTCCAAAGGCGGATATGTGGAAGGTAAATAATGCCGAGATTTGGTAAACGATCAAAAGATAGATTAGCAACTTGTGAAAAAGACTTACAACTATTATTTAATGAGGTAATCAAATATGTGGATTGTTCAATACTTGAAGGACATAGGAGCAAAAATAGGCAAAATAAGCTGTTCGATGAAGGAAAAACTAAAGTCAAATATCCTAGAGGCAGGCATAATGCTAGTCCTTCTAGGGCTGTTGATTGCGTCCCTTATCCGATAGATTGGACAGACAGAGAAAGAATGACATTATTTGCTGGTTTTGTTATAGGCATAGCAAATCAAATGGGAATAGAAATACGTTGGGGAGGAGACTGGGATCGTGATTTTGAAGTTCAGGATAACAAGTTCGATGACTTCCCCCACTTTGAATTAATAAAATAGTGCATTCACGGACAACCAAGTCCTTAAAGCACAACTCGAAAGGAGAATAAAATGGCACAAACAGATACCAAGAAGTATACGGTACAAGAAAAACTCAACAAAATGGATATCGATGTTCTTGATATCACTTTAACTACGGATGCAGAAACTATAGATGATAATCATATTGTAAGTAGTGCTTTAGAGATTGAAAATGCAGTAGCAGTCCCTGGTGGAACTGCTGTTATACAATCAATATGCGTTATGAATGAAGATGATTCATTAGAAAGTCCTGCATTAGAATTTATATTTGCTCAATTAAATACAGCAGCTGGAACTGATGAAGGAAATGACATAGCATTCTCTGATGCAGATATTAGGTCTAATTTATTAGGTTCAACAACAGTTACTAATTGGAGTACATTAAAACCAAGTTCAGGCAGTGAAATGGCTTCTAAAACTAATATAGGATTAGTTGTAAAAGCTGCGGCTGGAACTACTAGTTTATATCTACATGTAATAAATAGAAGTGGGGCAGGCTTTACTCCTAGTGATACAGATAAACTGAGAGCTAGAATTGGAGTAATGAAAGATTAATGTTTACTAATAGAAGAGTATCTGTATTAGGTGGTGGTGGTTTTATAGATGAAAAAGCTGTCGCATTTGATGGTTCTGGAGACTTGATACGGATACCTCATCATGCGAATCTTATAAGTGAACCGTTCTCTGTAGTTGTATGGTTTAAGTCATATACTGATATAACAACAAGAGGTATTTATGCTAAAACCGATAATGAAGATTCTAGTAATAGAACTGGATACAGTATGACGCTTAATGGAAGTTCACAAATTTCAGCTGTAGTAGCTGATGGTACAAATTTTATGACAAAAAGCGGTGCTACAACTTATATTGAAAATACATGGTGTCATGGTGCTCAAGTATTTGATAAGGATAATACTAATGAACATGTGTATTTTAATGGAGTATTAGATGGAACAAAAACTTCTGTCCCAGATATAGATACAACCAATGCAGTAGATTTATATTTAGGAGCTTATTATGCGAATGATGCGAGTGGAAATCCAACTACTGTTCCTATGATAGGGGATATAGGAGATATAGCATATTATAATAAAGCTTTATCTGCTTCTGAAATAGCTACAATGTATAATAGTAGAGAACCCTATGACCATAAAAATGGAATATGTTCTGGAAATTTAGTTAGTTGGTGGAGAATGGGTGATGACCCAAATGACGAAGTAGGTACAAGTGTTACTCTTATATCAGATGCAGCAAATTCAGGATTAGGACCAGAATTGATTGGAGACCCAAGTTTTGATAATGCGAGTTATTGGACTATAGATACTAATTGGGCTGTATCGGGAGGAAAGGCTACTGCAACTAGTGCGACCAATGGACAGGAAATATTAAAACTTAATCTTTTAACTAATGACGCAGATGCTCAAAGAACTTATAGAGTAGAATATACTATATCAGATTATACTTCAGGCTCTGTTAGAATGTGGCTAGGAGGACAAACATTGCCTTATAGAAGTGCAGTTGGAACTTATGTAGAATTTGGTAAATGTGCTGGGTCAGCGAATTTTCAATTTGCAGGAAAAGGTGACGGAGATGAATTTATAGGCTCTCTTAGCGATATATCTGTTCGAGAAGTTCTAGGTAATCCAGGATTCTCAATTGGAGACCCACTAATAGTCAGTAAAGGGAGTTATTAATGGATTGGAGTTTGAGAACATATTTAATTATTAATACTTCAGATATAACAAATGAAATGAATCGTGCATGTAAACCTGGACGGTTATCTATAGATGGCACTAAAACATTATTAAAATGGGATGGTGATACACCTTCTTGTTTTGATGGATTAACAACGTACACACACAGCGAAATACTAACAGAGCTCGCAAAGAGTGAATGGACAGGTGAATGAAGAAAGCTGATAGAGTAAGACAATTATATAATCTTTCAAATACATGGACTAGAAAGCAATGGGAGCATGTAAATCAGAAAGGATATGATTTTGCTCATGATGAACAATTAACTCAGGAAGAAAAGAATGCTTTGGAAGATCAAGGTATGCCTACTTTTGTTATAAATAGAATACTTCCTGTTGTTGAAATGTTAAATTTTTATGCTACTGCACAGAATCCTAGATGGCAAGCTGTTGGAGTAGAAGGTAGTGATACCACTGTAGCAGCTGTATTATCTGATTTGTGTGATTATATTTGGCAGTTATCGGATGGTAATACATTGTATGGAAATACTATTAATGATTCGGTTACTAAAGGTATTGGATATTTGCTTGTATCTGTTGATAAAGATATGGATAATGGTATGGGAGAAGTTGTATTGCAGCAACCAGAACCATTTGATATATATATTGATCCAAAATCAAGAGATATGTTATTTAGAGATGCAGCTTATGTAATGATTAGAAAAGTATTACCTAAAAACCATTTAATTAAATTATTCCCTGCTCACAAAAGAAAGATTAATCAGGCATCTTCAGATGAGCAAATGCAAAGAAGTTGGTCTACTAGATCTATGGGAGATGATGAGCAGAAATTATTTGCATATAATGATAGTACTGAACAAGCTAATCTAGCTATAAAAGCTGATGGTGAGCAGGATGTATTAGCAGAATATTTTGAAATATATGAAAAAGTAAAAGTATCATATATGAATGTTTTTTATAGAATACCTCCTGATCCAGAAACTATTCAAAGAATACAGCAGCAAGCTCAAGTAGCAGCTCAAGAAATGCAGGCAGAAATGGAAGTAGCTTTCAAAGAAACTCAAATGCAACTACAACAAGCAGTTGAGAGTGGGAATATGCTTCCAGAAAGAATGCAACTTGAGTTAGAAAAAGAACAAAAGATGATGGAGCAACAACTTCAAGCATTCCAACAGCAAACTATAAGTCAACTTCAGAATGAGGCTTCTAAGATTGAGAATGTAGTTGTATCTGAAAAAGAATTTAAAATACTTCTTGAAAATAAGGATATCGCTGAAAATATAGTTGATCAAGTTCAGTTTTATGATACTAGGGTAAAACAGACAGTTATGGTGGGTGATAAAGTATTACTGGAGAATATATTACCTGGATCTGTAAAGGAATATCCTTTAATACCATTTCATTATAAATGGACAGGGACTCCATATCCATTAAGTGCAGTTGGTCCGTTAATTGGAAAGCAGCAAGAAATTAATAAAGCTCATCAAATTATGGTTCATAATGCATCATTAGGTTCTTCTTTAAGATGGATGTATGAAGAAGGATCTATAGATTCAGATACATGGGAAAAGTATTCATCTGCTCCTGGAGCATTACTTCCTATCAGACCTGGAGTAGAGAAACCTACACCTGTTATGCCAGCTCCTTTATCTTCTGCGTTCTTTCAAATAGTTCAGCAAGGTAAAAGTGATATGGAGTATTTGGCTGGAATATATAGTTCTATGATGGGTGATTCTGGTGGAGCTTCAGAAACATATAGAGGGATGTTGGCATTAGATGAATATGGAACTAGAAGAATTAAACAATGGATGAATACTTCTATTGAGCCTGCATTAAAACAACTAGGTAATGTTATATTGCAATTTGCTCAAGCAGTTTACACAGCTAATAAAAGGTTTAGAATTATACAACCATCAGCTATTCAAGAGCAAAGAGAATCAGAAATTAATATTCCTATATATAATGATATGGGAGAAGCTATTGGGAAATCTATGGATATTACAACTATTAAATACGATGTAAGAATAATATCTGGTTCTACTTTACCTGTTAATAGATGGGCATACTTAGAAGAATTAAAACAATTAATGCAATTGGGAGTTATAGATGATATAGCTTTACTTGCAGAGACAGATATAAAGAATAAAGAAAATATTGTTAAGAGAAAAAGTTTATATTCTCAGTTACAAGGTCAACTTGGCCAGCTACAAGAAGCACTAAAAGATAAAGAGGGTACTATCGAAACTCTAGAGAGACAGTTAGTACAAGCTGGTATTAAGATGAAAGTTAATCAGGCTGAAATTGAAATAAATAAAAAGAAGGAAGAAGTTAAGTCTGGTATTAACAAAGAGTATATTGAAACTGAGGGTAAGCAAAAATTACTGAGGAACGTAATGGCAAATAACGTAGCTACTCAAGGCCAAAGAATGAATATGGATGCTGAAAAAGCAAAAAATGATTTGGAAAAGAAGGAATCTTCTGAGTAAACTACATTGAAGAATAACAACTAAATAAGGAGATGTTATGTCTAAGGAAGAAAATGCAGTAAGTAACCCAGAGATAGGTATGTCTGAGGATTCTTTTGAATCTGCAGAGAGTGCTATGTCTGGCTCTGAAGGCTTTTTTGATGCTTTAGAAGATTCAGTAAATAGTGGAATAGTAGATCCGAATGAGGTATCCCACGAGGACATTGGCCCCGATATGGCTCAGCCTGAGGTAACCCAACAAATGTCTGAAGGTGGCTCCAATAATACGGTACAGTCAAATGACAGCACGGACTGGCAAAAACGCTACAAAGATAGTAGTCGTGAAGCTGTTAAGCTAAGAGAAGAGATGAACGAATTAAAACCATTTGTTCCTGTTCTTGAAGCAATGAAAAATGATAGTGGTCTTGTTGATCATGTCAGAGAATATTTAGTTAATGGTGGAGCTCCCAGCAAGACTATAAAAGAACAACTAGGAATAGATGATGATTTTATGTTTGATGCGAACGAAGCTGTAACTGAACCTGATTCTGATAGTGCAAAGTTAATGAATGCTCATGTAGATAGACTTGTTCAAGCAAGAGTTGGAAATGTTCTTGAGGGAGAAAAAAGAAATGCTCAAGCATACCAACAACAGCTTACAAAGCAACGAGAAGAGCAAGAATTTAAAGAAAAGCACAATATGTCAGATGAGCAATATGCAGAGTTTGTAGATAAAGCTAAAAATCATATCTTAACTTTAGAAGATGTTAATTATCTTTTAAATAGAGATCAGGTTGCAGCTAACACAGCTACTGCTGCTCGGAATGATATGCTAAATCAGATGAAGAATGTTCGTGAGATGCCAACAAGTGCCAGTGGAGCTAACTCTCAAGGTGATAAAAAGAATCCAGATGATGATGTATTTGAAGGATTGTTAGGTCTTGATGGTGGCGTTGATAACTTGTTTGGATAGATAAACATTTAAAATAGTTTTAAAGGTCTATTCAAACTTAATTAAATAGTTAAGGAGATAGACTATGGCAGATAAGACAAATATAGTTGGAAATTCCAATTATAGTGGCCAAGGTCTCAATTCGTTAGCTGGAGCAGCTGCTAGTACGTATAATACTGGTGCTCTTAGAAGAAAGTATAACTTCGGTGATAGAGTAACAGAACTTGCGTTAGCACAAGATCCATTCTTTCGATTTGTGAGCATGGTTTCAAAAAAACCAACAGACGATCCTACTTTTAAGTTTACTGAAAAAAGAGGTTCGTATTCAAAAAGATATGCATATATGAGTGATTTCAGCACTGCTGCGATCGGAGTACCAGCAACTGCACCTGCAACATCAGGGACACCAGCTGCAGGGAATGTGTATACCTTTTCATTTTTCTGTGATTATCATAATGATGGTAATCTTCAGAATATTTATGGTCAAACAGTAACATATGCTGAGGGAGATGAGGGCACACAGCCTAAATTCTTCATACCTGGCCAGATAATCAAGATACCACATGCATCAACTGAAGCACTAGCTGATTCAGGAACTACATCAGGATATACAATTTGGAAAGTTAACTCAGTTGACTTAACAACTCTTCCTGAAAGTTCTACAGCGGCAGCTACAGGTGTTAATAAAGCTGTTGTGAATGCAACATGTATCAAAGGTTCTGGAAGCGCAGTATTCTTTATGGATGCAGTTTCAGGAAGTGATGATACTTCAGCAGATAGTCCTTCTGCAGCTGGATTAGCATATGATGCTACTAAAACTACAGTCACAAAATCCATGGAATATATGGAAGCTTTTAAGACTACAGTGATAGGTACAGCTCATGCTGCGGGATCTGGTTATCCAGAAACTTGGGAAGATCAGCCTTACAGTACCAATTATGGACAGACACAGATATGGAAAACTTCAGCTGTTATGAATAACACTGATAGAGCTACTGTGCTTAAGTATGAAGGTAATGAGTGGGCAAGAATCTGGAAAGAAAAGTTAATTGAACATAAGTGGGATATTGAACAGTCATTATTGTTTGGTAGACAAGATAGTACTTACTACACAACACAAGGTGCTGTTGATTTTATTTCACAATATGGAAATACTTTTAGTCTAGATGTAGCTACAAAAACTC